CATTTTGGATTCCAATCTCTACTTGGTGTTTAGGAACAAACTCGTCAATCGCAACACCCAAGGCATCCTCAATAGAGGTGGCAACAGGGTCAATCAGGAAGTTCTGTGGCAGGATTGGGCGTAACTTGACAACCACCCGGTCTTCAATGTTAACACCAATCGCTTGCATCGCCCCATCCATGATAGGCTGCGTAGCTGGCTTCATCTCCTTGACTTCCTCAAGCACCAATTCGGCTACGGCAGTACCGTAGACAGCGGCATTGAGGATACACTCGGCTACAGCCTTGCGAGTCTTGGTAAACTGGAAGTCCTCAGACAGTTGTTCGCGTAAATAGGCGATGTCTTGGGGGTTTTGATCGTTGCGGTCATCACGAATGTCAAACCACTTACCACGACCAAAGGTAGCCTCTTCAACTTCAGCGACTGAACTCTCAACGGCTTGTTGTAGGGCTGGTGAGATGAGACGTGAACGCTCTGAGTCACGGGTTTTGTCCTCTGCTGCCCAAATACCACGCCAGAGACGGTAGTACTCGTCAAACTTCTGCTCGTAGTTAGCACTGTAGTGGTCGCGCCATTGATCTACTTTGTCAATAACCCACTCTTCAACCTGTTGGTTGGTGTACTTCTTATCGTCGTCCATGTTATTCCTTACTTCAAAAGTGGGTTAGTAAAAGGATTGGCATTTAAGTCAACAATCTCTTCTTTTACAAATGCTAAATCTTTAAGCCTTGGTAAATCAGAAGCATTAGCGGCACTGTTAATTGCTTTTACTTCATCATCCCCTAAAATTCTGTTGACCTTCATTTCGCCGCCAATAATCCAGTTACCTGTCATATTAGAGTTTGTTTTATACCGATAATGACCACCAAAAGGCACTTGGTCTGTTATGTGGGCGGTTCGTGCGTTAATTTTACCTGACTTCGTTTTTTGTGCTCTTTTTACAGCCTCGTCTTGCCAAGGAACATCAGCACCCATTTCAACTTCAGCCCATACTTGGTTATCTTCTCTAATGTTTGGTTTTTTACCTTTAACTTTTGCTAATGTATTGGGGTCATAAGAACCACCAATATGTGTCGCAACAGGTAAATCACCTGCGTGCCAGCCCGGACGATAAGCCAGATCACCTAAAGAAGATTTTACTTTTCCTGTCTTTGTATTCAAATCACCAGCTTTAGCTGATAACCATTCGCCCATTTGAACTGGTGTTTTTGCATCTACAAAAAGAGGGTATAAATTATTATCTTTACCAACTCTAAATAGTTTATAAGCTTTTACAGTATTTTTAGGCGCTGTTGCTAACGGGGCATTTGGAAATTTTAAAGCATCACCAACTTCATCAATAAACTTAGGCGCTTCTTCTTTTCCTAATGAAGATAACAAATCCTTTTTACCTGCTTGTTTTAATATGCCACCTAACGGGGGTACAAAAGGTAAAAATCCTAAAGCATTTAAAGCGGCTTCACCATACTCATCTTTTGATAAAGAATCTGTGACATCTTTAAAAGCCATTACATCACCAAAACCCGGTGTAAGATCAACTGCCATTTTCATATATGGTTCGGCAGCAGAAGGTAACACAGGTGTATCTTGCCTTTGACCTTCTAAGAACGCTTGTTCTGGGTCTGAAAACATTCCGTTCATTGTTAATATCCTGAAATTGTGTCTAGGTACTCATACTCTTCCTCTTCAAAGTCAAAAACATAGGCTACTTTTGCAAGTTGCTCGATGTAAGACAGTGCGTCAGGCAAGTCATCATGTACTAGCTTGTTTGGGAATTGAAATAGTTGGTCTAGGAACTCGTTGTTCCAGTCACCTTTGTTGAGGGTAACGTAACCATTCTCAAAGCGCCCTTGCAGCGCCCATACAACACGGTCTGTCTTCTTCTTATTACCGTGTGTTAGCTCGTCAACCCTGAAGAATGTCTGGGTTCTCTTCATAATGTCGGTCATGTAGGGCATAACCGCCTGTTTAGCGATACCCTTCTCAATGCCGACAGCTACAGGCTCGTACTTGGCGACAGCATCGAATATCTTCTTGGCTGTTTCCTTGACATCCCACCTACCGTAGACAATCTCTGCAACCCACCAACCCTTTTCGTTGGCTTTAACAATAGCCATAGCAGTGTTGTCAAGGCGAGAGTTCTTAACACCGACAGACCCCTCAGCCTCAAAACCAGCTAAGTCAACCGCGATGTAGAAGTCACCCTCTTTTGGCTCCTCCTCGTCAAACTTCACCCACTCTTCTTTGAATAACTCCCCACCTGCGGCCTCGAAAGATGCCATAAACTCCTGCCGGAATGCAAATGAGGACATGCTTTTCTTAGCTGCCTCAATCTCTTTAGGGTCAAGTAGCGGGTTGTCGAACGAAGTAAAGTGGAAAGACTTGAAGGTGTCATCGGTTCCTTTTAAACCGTATTGGTATAAATCATAGAAGTGGTTACGACCCATCGGCGTACCAATGAACATCGCTCTACCCTTCAAGTCAGCCAGTGCAGGGCGTAAGATTTGCTCCCACACCGCTGGCTTCATATCTGCATACTCATCGAGTACCAGAAACTTTAGCGAAACACCCCGCATCGTTTCAGGCCGATCAGCACCTTTGAGACTAATAGTTGCCCCATTGATAAGCTTAATCTGCAAGTTGTTAATATGGCTACCTGTAATGACAGAGTGACCAACCTCAAGCAGGACTTGCCACATGATGTCACGAGCTTGACCTTGCGTAGGAGCAACATAAAATACATGACCTCTCTCGCTTTGCAGCGCTTCAACTATTAAGCGGTAAGCCGCCAAACGACTCTTACCTGTACGCCGACCAGCCGCTACCACATGGAAACGAGTCTCGTCAGCCCATACCGTCTTCTGCCACGGTAATAGCTCAATCTTTAGATCACTCAATGCCTGTTAGGTAAACGGTCTTTTTACCTTCCTTAACAGCGCGGAGCACTTGGTTGTTATTCTCACCCTCTTCGAATGAACAGTGAACCCAACCCGAGTTCGGTTGACCATCTTCGTAAAACTCTAGGATGAGTTGTTTGAAAGTAAGGTTATCAATAATCCATTTGGCTAACTGCTTGTTGTCCAAACCCGGAACCTCGAAGTCAGCCGCACAACCCTTACAGTGGTCGCTCGTGGTACTCCCACCAATCGCCCTGTTTAACTCAGGGGAACGGTAACCACTGGTGACGGTAACAGCCCCATGTGAGTTCCTGACCTTCTGTAGCACCATGTCGCATAGGGTGGTCAAGTTGCTTAACACCTCATTGCTTGGTGTGTTGTCGATGCTCTTGCGAATTGCCGTATCACTTTTAGTTAACTCTTGGAGGCTAAAATTGCGTGAAAGTTTCATTATTTTTTCCTTAAATCTATAATCTTTTCTAACGTTCGACCACCGAAGTAGAAGGACATGATTAACATACCCCACTGCCCCAGTAGCTCAACGTAAGCGCTATTGGTGTTCATATCGAAAGCACTCATAATAGCAAACACAAAATAGCCTATAAGGATGGCTATCAGTGTCATTGGTCGTATGTTTTTGGATAACCAACTGTCGCTGGTCATATCAGAGTTTAACCTAGCTGTGAGGTTGTTTTGCTCTGTTTCGTATAGCTTCGTCTCGTTGGCTAACTTTGTTAACTCACCCTCTTGGGCTAACCGAGCTAACTCTATTTGCGCTTTCGCCTTAGCCTCTGGGTCTGGGATAAGTTTGTCAATTAACTTACCACCTATATTAAGTAATGAATCAAGTACCACTGACATCCTCCACGTCTATATAATTGTCCTCGTCAATTGTGACTGACTCGCCAACACCGCTAATGGTGATGTTAACAGAGGGACGAGAGTTACCGCCTTTGTCTTTCTCGAAGTAGGACATGGGTAACATACGGTCAACCAAAAGCTTCCACGCCGCTGCTTGATTCTTGTGCTCATCGTCTAACGCGGCATCAAGGATGGAGTCTAACACCTTGCGGGATTTAGGCGAAGCCATCAACCGAGCCTTAAACTCCTCGATGGCTGAGGCATCCCCTTTAGGTCTACCAACTGGTCTTTTCTTAACTTCGGCTAACCTATCTTTCGATGGTCTACCTTTCTTAACTGGTTGTTTTGGATTATCCATTACTGGTTCCCCTATGTAGCACTAACTAGGCTATATAGACTACATACTGTTTAGTGCTAGTTAGTCTATATAGCTATGAACTATAAGGTAGTGGTTAACCATTTTTAGTAACCAGAAACATCATACCCTATATAGTACATAGTATAACACACTTTTGCTATTTTGTCAAGTCTTTTCTTCACTTTTTTGCAATTATTTTCAATTTAGCTGTTCAGTCGCATTTGACCTCTATAGCTGTTCAGTCGCAATTGACACCTAGGCGACTTCGACTGTTAGCTTTCCTTTTCTTGTTAACCCTCACCTGTTAGCTGTTCAGTCAAAAGTGCTTAAATATTAAGCAGTTACACTTGTTAGCTATATAGGCTTGTTTTCTAAATTACCCCTATTTTGTATCTGTTAGGGTACTACAAATACACAGCATAGCCCAGCCCCTCCCCGGGGGTGTTGTAGCTACGCAACAGTAATTGGGGACAGAGTAACATGCACTATATTGCATATATGCGTCTATGATTATATGATTGTATAGCTATGTAGCCATGTGTGTGGGCTGGTGCGGG